ATGAGTGAGCTTCAGCGAGACCGCGAGTGCTCCCGCGAGGGCTGCGACCGCCCCTGCCGAGCCAAAGACCTGTGCGCCACGCACTACACGGCGAGCTACATCAAGCGGCGATACCACGCCGACCCCGAGTTCCGCCGCAAGCGGATCGCGATCATCACCGAGAACAAGCGCCGCCGCCGCGAGCGCCAGCGCCGAGAGCGGGGGCAGCAGTGGTGAAACTCAGTGGCGAGGTCATTCGAGCCATGGAAGAACCGCCTGAGCCCGAAGGTAGCCTCACCGCCTTCGAGATCGCCGAGCGCAATCACGCGGCTGGCTGGCCAGGCCAGATCCCGCTGCCGACCGGTAGGAAGGCGCCCGTTCCGACCGGGGTAACTGGCTACGAAGGGCAGGACTGGCCGCTGGACAAGGTCCGCCGCAAGATGAAGCGGCACGGCTTCGACAACCTCGCGGTCCGGATGCCGCGCGGCGAGCAATTCGACGTGATCGCGATCGACATCGACGACTACGAGCACGGTGGCAAGGTCAAGACCGGCGGCCAGACGATCAAGAAGCTGGAACGCACGCTCGGCACCCTGCCGCTGCAGCGGACCTGGAAAATCACCTCGCGCGGCGACGACGCGATCTCGGGCAAGTACCTGTTCCGCGTCCCCGCCGGAACCAAGCTGGTCACCCGCCTTCCCGATGTCGAGATCATCCAGTGGTTCCACCGCTACGTGATGACCTACCCCTCGACCAACGGGGACGACGGCGGGCGGCCCGTCCGGCTGTGGTCGCCCGGCTCGGATCGGCGGCTGGTCGAGGTGCTGCCTCCACCCAGCAAGCTGCCCAAGCTGCCCGAGGCGTGGGTACAGCACCTGGCCGACGGCGCCGGGTTCCGCGAGTCCCTGCGGGTCAACGGCGAACAAGTCCAGCAGTTCTATGATGGGCTGCCCGCTGGTGAGCCATGCCGGGCGGTCAACGATGCGCTGGAGACCGCGCTCGAAGCGTGCCATGGGGCCTCTCGCCATGATGGGGTCTTGCCCCGGGTGCTGGACTTGCTGCGCCGAGGCGAGCAAGGACATTCCGGTGTGCCCGAGGCGATGGAACGCCTTCGGTACGAGTTCATCACGGCGGTGTCTAACCGGTCGGACGACAGGGTGGCGGAGGACGAGTTCGGCCGAATGGTGCTTGGCCACCAGGGCGTGGGCCAGATCCTGGCCAAGCCGACACCGGAGGAGAAGCGGGGCTGCAAATGCGACCGCCCACCCGAGTCGCTGCCCGGCGAAGACGACGAGCCGTCGTGGATGCCCAAGGACCTGACCGCGATCCTGGACGGCACCCACAAGCCACTCGAACCAACCGTGCTGGCGCGCACCGATGGGCGCTGCATGTTCTACCCGGGCAAAATCCACTGGGTCTCGGGCGAGTCCGAGTCCGGCAAGAGCTGGCTGTGCATCCAGGCTGCGGTCGAGGTCATCCGGGCAGGCGGGCGCGTCATGTACGTGGACTACGAGGACGACGGCCCCGAGACCGTCCGGCGATTCCAGTCGCTCGGCCTGTCCCGCGACCAGATCTTGAACCAGCTCGATTACATCAACCCCGACGCCCGGCCCGACTCGAACGACGAGCGGGCGCAGTGGCAGTTCCTGCTGACCCGGGAAGGCGGGTACGGGCTGGTGGTGATCGACGCGGTGACCGAAGCCCTGTCGATCGAGGGCAAGTCCTCCAACGACAACGACGAGATCGCCTCGTGGGTCCGGCGGGTCCCGCGCACCCTGGCCGAGCACACCGGCGCCGCGGTGGTCTGCATCGACCACGTGACCAAGAACGCGGACACCCGGGGCCGGTTCTCGATCGGCGGCCAGTACAAGATGGCGGGCATCAATGGTGCCGCGTTCATCGTCGAGCCCGTCGACCCCATCGCTCCCGGCAGAGTCGGCCGGATGCGGATCAAGGTCGCCAAAGACCGGGGCGGCCAGGTCCGCAAGCACGCCCGAGGCTGGGACAAGCGTGACCGGCTGCAGATGTTCGCCGACGCGGTCATGGACGCCACCGGCGACCTGATCGACATCACCCTGTTCCCTCCGAAGGAAGACGAGCCGGACCAGTTCGACGAGTCGTATCAGATGCAAGAGAAGGTCGCGGAGTTCCTGCAGGAACACCCAGGCAGCTCCGGAAGGGAAGTCGAGCGCGGAGTGACTGGCAACGCCTCCGCCAAGCGCGAGGCGCTGAAGATAGGCGAAGCGAGAGGCACGTTCGTCAGTCGCAAGTCCGGCACGGCAACCCTTTGGAGCCTGGCCGAGAAACCACCCCCGGAGCCCTCTCCAGGCTAATGCGTCTGAGTGCGTCCCAATGCGTCTCGGACGCATTCCGCGATATGCGTCCCAACGCGTCCCTCCCGAAGGGGGGACGCGGTGGACGCTTCCGCCCCCAGACACACCCATGCGTCCCGCGTCCCGGGACGCATTCCGGCCCAGCACCCGAGCAGAGACGAAAGGCCCCGACATGAACGACCACGACGACCCGGCGGCACAGCTGGCGCAAGCACTGGGGCCACTGATCGGCCAGCGAGTGCCGGGCGGGTGCGAGGACTGCGACGCGTACCGGACCGTGAAGCGAGACGCGCAGCATCGGCGGATGTGGCACGTGACTGTGCATCACGACGACACCTGTCCGCAGTTCCGGCAAATGCGCTAGCGGGAGTGCGCGGCGGAAACGGCGCTAGTTGTCACAAAACCGTTACTGATAAAATGGTCGCATCGCGAGAACCCTCTGTTGTTTGGCTGGGAAAGGTCGGCAATGGAAATTTGTGGAAGCGTGGCATGTGGACGCTTGGTGGTGCGTACGGCGGATGTGATCTGCTCCGCGTGCCTCGCTTCCCTCATTCGTGATCTGCGGGCTGTGGCCCGGTTGTGGGGCGAACTGGGCGAGGCGGTGTGGTCCGGCAGCCGTGGAGGCGGCGGGGCGCGAGTGCATCGGGCCAGCAGCCGCGAAACCCCGCTGCCATTCGACGACCGAGCCAGCGGCCAGCGGGACAACCTCCGGGCCCTGGTCCTGCACTGGGCCGCCGCGGCACAGGCCGAGTTCAGCCACCGGACGCGGAGCGGGGTGGACACGCCATCGTCGGCGCACTGGATGGCTTCGCTGGGCGGTCTGCTGGCAGAGCACCCGCAGGCGGCGCAGATGGTTGCCGAATTCCGGCAGGCAGTGCGAGGCGCCGGCCGGGCGCAGGCGCGAGGTTCGGCGGACCGGGTGTTCCTGGGCCGCTGCCGCGAGGAGACGGCCGACGGCGAGTGCGCCACGGATGTCTTCGGTGTCCGCGGCCTGGACAGCGCGACGTGCCCGGGGTGCGGGCGGGCCTACAGCGTGGACGAGTCACTGATGGGGCGGCGGGCAGCCGCAGCCGCGGTGACCGGGACCGCCGCGCAGCTGCTGGAGGGCTGGCAGGCGTGGAGCCCTAAACCGGTCAGCCGGGCGACCCTGTTCCGGTACCTGGCGCGGCTGCAGCCGGTCAATCCCGGCGCCAAGGTTCGCAAATACCGGGTGCTGGACCTGGCCGAGCTGGTAAGTGCGCCCAAGATTGCGTAGCCGAAATGGCGCATGTTTCAATCTCACCGTGGGGGCTGAACCGTATTCCCTGTTCTAATTTCCCCGCTGGGCTGCGGATCGGGGGTGCTGGATGACTTTCATCCCCCAGTCGATGCCTAATCCTGCCGAGCAAGCCGAGAAGCGCGAGAAGGCTTGGGAGCTGAAGCTTCGCGGACTGTCCGACGCCGCAATCGGCGAGATCATGGGAGTGTCGCGACAGACGATCGCGAACTGGCGCAAGAAGGACCTGAACGAACGGCTCGGAGTACCCGCCGCCGAGTGGCGAGAGCGCCAACTAGTCCAGCTGGAACGCATGTACGTGCAGCTCGCGGACGTGCTGGAGACCTCGCACCCGCTGGTGTCGCACGGCAAGGTGATCCTGAGCGAGGACGGCAAGCCGCTGGAAGACCTGGAGCTGAAGCTGAAGACCCAGGACCGGATCTTGCGCAACATCGAGCGCACGGCCAAGCTGCTCGGGCTGGACGCGCCGGTGAAGGCGGAGATCGAGGACAAGACGCCACCGGTTCCGGCCGAGCTGATCGAGCTGCTGGAGAAAGCCCGCGCCGAAGTGAGCGCGACCGAGGCCAGGCTAGCCAACGACTAGGGCGCCTTCGGGGTTAGGACGCCCTGGTGATCTCGAACCCATTCCTCGCTGTTCCCGTCTCGGAAGAATACGGTCATTCGAACAAGCTCCCGGAGTTCGTCAATGCGATCGAATGCTTCGTCGGACAGCATGCGGCTGTGCATGGTCTCGTTGTACATGCGTGAACCGAGCTCACGTTCTGCCTGGTCTTTAATGACTGCTTCCATTGTTTCATCTGCGTCATTGAATATCTCGGGTTCCGTGGTTGGTCCAAGGTCTCGCGGCTTTGTTTCTCCGGCGCTTTCTTCACATTTGAATACAGCTAAGACGGAGTAGACGGGCAGGGCAGCCGCGTTGTGGTACATGACCCTGAAGGTGCCGTTACGCTGCTTCCCGATCCACACTCCGAACTGAGCGGCCAGGGCCTGTTCTTGATCGCGTTGTAGATGTCTAAGTTGCTCCGCCTGCTGCTGGTTGGTGCGCCAGGCGGCGCGGACAGCAAGGCCAGCGGCGATGAACGCGCCGATCGAGCCGACACCGCCGACCCACTGGCCCCATGCAGCCCACCAGTCCGGCGGTAGGTCCCTCTGCTGTCCGTAGACGACCAGATAGACCGCTCCTCCGAGCGAGAGCACTCCGGGCAGCACGACCCCGAACAGCAGCTTCTTAACGTTCACGGCGCGTACGTCGCGCTGGTGATCACCAGCGTTTCGCCCGCTTCGGGCACGAAGGGGTGACGATCTGGTGAAGGTGTTCTTCTGGGCTGCTGACCGGCAAGGATGCGGCTACTACCGGGGCATCCTCCCAATGACCGAGCTGGCCGACCGCGGACACGCGACCTGGTTCGACACCGCCATGCCGGACGCCGTGCGCGACGGTGAGGCGGACGTGATCGTGGCGCAGCGGACTTGCCTACCCGGCCCCTCGGCGGTGTTCCAGCGCATGGCGCGCGAGAACCACGCACGGATGGTCTACGAGATCGACGATGACCTGTTCGCCGTGGACCCGAGCAACCGGCACGCCCACCAGTTCTTCGGCCTGAACATCTCGGCTCACACCAGGGTCGGGCTGGATGGGAGCTTGGAGCGGACGCCGTACTTCGATGACGGTCTCCGCGCCCGGATGATCGAGAACATCCGGGTCGCGCACATGGTCACCGTGACCACCGAGCCGCTGGCCGATGTCGTTTCTCAATGGAATGACAACGTTGTCGTGCTGCCGAACCAGGTCCCGGCGTGGCTGCTCGACCACGAGCGCCCGACCGCTGGCGACCTGGTGACGGTCGGCTGGCGCGGTGGGGACTCCCACGGCCGGGACTTCGGCGAGCTGGCCAAGCCGCTGCGGGGCTTCCTGCAGCGCCCCGCCAGCCGCGGGCAGGTCGAGTTCCACGCGATGGGCGCGGACTACACCCCGAGGGTGGCCAGCAGGCACGTCCGGACCCGGCACACCGCGTGGACCGCTGGCGTTGCCGACTTCCTGAAGAAGGTGGACTTCGATCTGGCCGTTGTTCCGCTGCGAGACACCCGGTTCAACCAGTCCAAGTCGGATCTGGCCGTGCTGGAGATGGCCGCGCTGGGCATCCCGGCGATCACTTCGGACGCAGGCCCGTACGCCACGGTGCACGGCGGCCCCAACATCCCGTGCTCGACCTCGGCGCAGTGGACGGCCGCGCTCGCCGAGTTGGTCGAGAACCCGGAGTACCGGGTGCAACTGGGCAAGCAGGCCCGGGAGTGGGCGGCCAGCCGAACGATCGAGGGCAACGCCCACCTGTGGGAGGAGGCGTACGAGCAATGATCAACGTGAAGTGCCATGACTACACGGACCACCCGGCCGGGACAGTCCACTCGTTCACCGAGCAGGAAGCGGCCCGGCTGCTCGAAACGGTGTCCTGTGAGGATTTCGAGAACGGACCGCGCTGCGTGAAGGCAGCTCTCGACCAGGAGACCTGGTGCACGTGCCCGCGTGGCGCCAGCGGTCCGACGCGGTCCGAGTTCGACGTGTACGGGACTGGTGATCGGGGATGAGCATCGCCGTCATCATCCCGTGGGGCACTGACCACGGGCAGCGTGAGCGTGTCTGGACGAAGCTCCGCGCCGAGTGGGAGCTGACCGGCCTCGACCTGATCGTGGCCGCCGATCCATTGTTCCGGCGCCCGACGAACGCCGAGTCCGGCATCGACCGGCATCCGTTCAGCGTGGGCCGCGCCATCAACAACGCGGCCAGGCTGGCGCCGCCGGAGTACGACCGGTTCATGTTGTGGGGCGCGGACCAGCTTCCCGACCCGGGCGCGATCGCCTGGACGGCCGAGCTGATGGAGCGCCACGGCCTGGACTGGGCGTTCCCGTACAACTCCAGCGCGATGCTGTCCGGAGAGGACACCGAGCGCTACTTGGCCGGCGAGCCGGTCGAGTGGGTCACCCAGACCACCGGCTGCGTCATGCCGGGCCTGATGCTCATTACCCGCTCCGCCTTCGACAAGGTGGGCGGCTTCGACGAGCGATATCAGGGCTGGGGCTGGGAGGACGTGGACCTGATGAACCGGCTGTGCCGCGATGTGCACCCGTACCGCTCAGAGTTCTACAGCGGGCCGCTGCGGGGACTGTGGCACGACAACGAGGGTCACGCCTTCCGGGACGACACGTCCGAGGCCAATCCCAACACACGGCTGTACTTGGACACGTGGGTCCGCGGACGCTGACGGGCGTTAGGACCGGAGCGCAATAAAGCGCGCCCGCGTTTTTGTGGTGATTACAGGGTCCTCGCGCAGAATAATGCCTTCTCTATCCCGCTCCCACCGTTGCCCCTCGCTATCATAGAACTGGTATTCAAGGGAAGCTGACGAGATGCAGTAGTCGACGATTTGTAGCACTTTTTGATCGCGATTCCCCTTGTTGTCAATGAACTTCGCTTCGGCCTCGCTCTCGGCATAGCTGACGACCCGTTGGAAGTAATCTTCGGAGAACTTTATGAGCTTCTGCGGTTCTGTTGTTGGTCCAAGATCACCAATGTCCCGCCAGTTGCCAAAGTGAAAAGCTTCGTCGCCGTAGTTGACCCAAACGCGGACAGCGACGTTGTAGACGGGTAGCGAGCCTGCGTTGCTGTAGAAGACCGCGAAGTCGTCTAAATCCCGGGTTACCCACATGCCGAAGCTGTAGGCGTGTCGCTCTGCGTCGCGTTGGGTGAGTTGGTCCAGTTGCTTCCTCTGATGTTCGTTAGTTCTCCACGCGGCGGTTGCCGCGATGATGGCGGCGATCAGGGCGATTAGTGCAATGACACCTGACCCGACCGAGGCCCAAAAACTGGCCACCTCGGTCCACTTCGGTTCTTCGGCTGCAAAGTTCACGGCGGGACGTTGGTTCCAATCTGGCCTGCCCAGAGCAGGCCACGCGGCGAGCTACACGACACGCTCTCTGGCGGAGCCGGGGAGAGCCCTCGGTCCAGGCCCGCGCACGGGCAGGACGCGGAGGGCACTGCCACGTAATCAGTTCTTCGGCTTAACCTGGGCGTTCCGCCAATTCGAAGGTGCGTAGATCGCAATCACCTGACGGTCTGCGCCGTAGACGTACAAGTGACCATCCGACACGTTGACGTCAACGCCGTCTTCCCGGTCGTCGGAACCGCTTGGTTTGGAAATCACGACTGCCACTGGACCGTCCCCTTCTGGCTTGAGCCTGCGGAAGAGAGTCGTCGCAGCTGATCAAGGTGTTACGGGTGGTGAGCGATGTTCGATCTTGCCGCCTACCTCGCGAAGTTTGACCCGCGGTTGCTGGCCGAGCCCGAGGGCCGCCGGATCTTGACCCGCCTTGATCCGCTGCTGTTCGCGCTGACCTACTTGCCGCACCACCTGCGCGGGCCGGAGACCGGTAACCAGATCACGTTCTCGGAGTTCCACGTAGAGCTGGCCGAGCACGCGAAGCGGTACGTCCGGCCGATCGGCGGCGAGCCGGGACAGCTCCGAGACGCGTACGTCGCCCCGCGAGGTGTCGGTAAGTCGACCTGGCTGTTCACGATCCTGCCGTTGTGGCTGGCGGCGCACGGGCACCGGTCGTTCCTGGCCGCGTTCGCGAACTCGGCGACGCAGGCGATGGACCACCTGATGACGTTCAAGCGGGAACTGGAGAGCAACCGGCTTCTGCGGCGGGACTTCCCGGAGCTGTGCACGCCTGCGCGGCGCCCGTCCGGGGTGACGGTCTCGGACAGCCAGAGCATGTACATCGCGCGCAGCGACTTCGTGTTCGTCGCGCGCGGCATCGACTCGGCGAACCTCGGGATGAAGATCGGTACCCGGCGGCCGGATCACCTGATCTTGGACGACATCGAAGGCACCGAAGGCAACTACACCGAGACGCAGAAGAAGCACCGGCTCGCGACGCTGCTGTCCGGGATTTTGCCGCTGAACGTGTACGCCTCGGTGACGATGGCGGGCACCGTGGCGATCCCGGGCGCGATCATCGACGACATCGCGGCGAAGCAGCGCGGCGAGGATTATCCGGACTGGGTGGACGACGAGGGGTTCACGCCTCGGTACTACCCGGCGATCGTGACCGACCCGGAGACGGGCGAAGAGCGGTCGCTGTGGCCGGAAAAGTGGACGCTGGCCTACCTGCTCTCGGTGCGGCACACGCGCCAGTTCCAGAGCCAGATGATGAACAACCCGATGGCCGCGGACTCAGCGTTCTGGACCGGTGAGGACTTCACCCACCGGTCCGATCTGCCGATCACGCACCAGCTGCTGACCATCGACCCGGCTGTCACGACCAAGGAGAAGTCCGACTTCACCGCGCTGGCCGTGATCGGTGCGACGGCGAAGGGGTCACGACGCCAATGCGTGGTTCGCGACGCGTGGCAGGTGAAGATCCCGCCCGGCGAGAAGCTGCGCGCCCGCGTGCTGGTGATCCTGGAGCAGTTCCCGGACATCGCCGGTGTGGTGGTGGAGACGAACCAGGGCGGGGATACCTGGCTGGCCATCCTGCACGGCCTGCCGGTGCCGGTACGCACGGTGCACCAGGACGAGCCGAAGGAAGTGCGCGCGGGATCGCTGCTGGCGAAGTACCAGCGCGGCCGGGTAGTCCACGAGAAGCGGATTCCGGTGCTGGAAGCACAGATGGTCCGGTTCCCGCTCGGGCACGACGACCTGGTGGACGCGGTGGGAACTGGCGTGCAGGTGTTCCTCAAGGACGACAAGAAGCCGCAGCGGGCCGCCGGCCGGTCGCGGGACTACGCGTAGGGGGTGACCAGTGTCCGATCTGGACGACGCCCTGAACGCGATGAAGAAGGCCCGGCCCGGGTACGACAAGGCCAAGGCGTACAGCGAGGGCCCGGTGTCGGAGACGTTCGTCAGTCCGAAGCTGCGGCGCCTGCTGCGCGCCAAGGGGAACAGCTTCATCACGCTGCTCGGTGACGTGGTGATCGATGGCGTGGCGGACAAGCTGGAGATCACGGCGATCACCGGCCAGGACGACGCCCAGACTCAGGCGGTCGCTGCGGTGGACGAGGCCAACAACATGGCCCTGACCCGCCCGGAGACCAACCGGCGCGCGCTCCAGTTCGGCGACGCCTACCTGTCGGCCTGGCCTGCGCTGGACGAGGACGGCAACGAAGTCGCCGGGCAGGTCAAGGTCTCGGTGTGGGACCCGCGCACCTGCCGGGTGCTCTACGACCCGGAGAATCCGGGCGTGCCGAAGCTGGCGATCTTCCGGTGGGAGGTGGGTAAGCGGGTCCGCGTGGACCTGGCCTACGCCGACCGCATCGAGCACTACATCTCGAAGTCCGACGGCGGCCGGGCCAGCTCGGCGAACGACTTCGTGCCCTACACCGAGGACGGTCGGGAGGCCGAGGAACCGAACCCGTACGGCGAGGTCCCGGTGTTCCACTTCCATGGCACTGGCCTGCCAGGCGAGTACGGCACGCCGGAGCACCGCCCGTTCTACGGCACGCAGGACAAGCTGATCAAGCTGACCGTTGGGCACATGGCTGGCGTGGACTTCAACTCGGCGCCGCAGCGGGTGGCCCTGCGGGAGCTGGGCAGCAACTCGTCCGAAGCCGCCGAACTCGATGAAGACGACTTCGCGATCTCGCCCGACGGCGAGCGCACCACCACCAAGTCCGGAGAGGACGACCTGTCCACGCTGACCAGCGGGCCCGGCACGCTCTGGGACCTGTCTGGGGTGAAGGACGTCAAGGAGTTCTCGACCGGTGACCCGGCAGCGTTCCTGGACCCGGCGACCCATTACCTGCGCGAAGGTGCGCTGGCGAGCAAGACCCCGCTGCACCTGTTCGACCGCACAGGCCAGATTCCCAGCGGCGAGAGCCTGAAGACGGCGAACGAGCCGCTGGACAAGAAGACCAACAAGCGGCTGCTGTCGCTGGACGGGACGTGGCGGCAGTTCTACCGGTTCGTGCTGAAGCTGCTGGGGCACGAGGACGCCACGGTGTCGATCTCCTGGGCGCCGGTGGAGTCCACCGACGACACGACCAAGCTGGCGCAAGCCGCGCAGCGCCGTGACGTGGGCGTGCCCCCGGCACAGTACCTGCGCGAGCTGGGCTACCGCGGCGAGGACGTGGACGAGTGGCTGAAGACCGGCGAGGGCGACCTCGCTGCCCGGGTGGAGCTGCTGGCACGGCTCGGCGATGCGGTTTCGTCGATGGCCACCGCGGTAGCAGCCGGGGTGCTGGACGAGTCCGTGGTGGCCGCGACCGTGGCGAAGGTGATCGGGGATATCGACGGCGGCAGCGATGACGGCGGCGAATGACCCTCGGCCCACGATCATCCAGGACCACGACGGCGAGGCGCTGTCGCTGGAGGAGGCTGCCGCGATCGCAGCCGCGGGACCCGTCCGCGAAGCGCTGAAAGTCGCGGTGTCGTGGGCGCACGCGGAGTGGGCTCGCCGGTTCCGCCGCCCGAGGGAACTGCAGTCCGGCCCGGCGTTCCAGCAGTTCCTAGGCGAACTGGTTGCGCGGCTGCTGGGAATCCAGATCGACCCGGCTCCGGCGCTGCTGGAGTACGCCGAACTGGGTCGCCTGCTCGGGATCGAGCAGGGCCGCCGGGAGGCGAATGTCCCGCCGGCCACCGGAGTGCCTGGGATCTCGCCGGAAACCCAGCTGGTCGTCGAGCACTCGGTGTCCCGCGTGCGGGAGAAACTGGCGCTCGCCCCGCTCCAGGTCGCCGGGCTGCAGCGGGGCAGTTTGCTGACGATCCACCGCGCACTCGCTCCGGCGCAGCAGGCGGCCAACATCGTCGAGCGGACCGCCCGCACCGTGGTCAACGCCGAGCTGAACGAGGGCCTGGCCGAAGTGATCGACGAGACCGGCGCCCGCGCCTTGTGGGTCGCTGAGCGAGATGCCTGCGTGGCGTGCCTGGCGCTGTCGGGGCACTTCGCGCGTAGCGGGGTGTTCAACTGGCGCCGCACGTTTGGCAAGAAGGCGTACCCGCCGACCGACGCGAGCGGCGACCAGGTCGAGCTGACCGGACCGCCCCGCCATCCGAACTGCCGGTGTCGGCTAACCCCGTGGATCGGGCACGACACGGCTGCCGCGCGGCAGCGCACCCACGACTGGGCTGGTGCCATCGCGGACGCACAAGCGCGGGGCGGCCAGGTGGCGGAGGCAGCAGCCCGCAAGGCCGCAACAGCGGCTGATCAGTCGGCCGCGTACGACTTGCCACGGGCACTGCGCCGGGAGGCGGAGCGCTCGATCCTGAACGGCTACGCGCTGCCCACCGAGTCCGAGGGTGTGCGCGTGCGCGCCGCCGAGAAGCTGCTGACCCAGATCGGCAGCGGCCGTAACGCTCCCAGCCCGAGCGGCTGGAAGGTTCCCGCTTCAGTCAAGAAGCGGGCCGAGCGCGCTCTCAAGCAGGGCACGTTCATCACCGGTCCCGTTCCGACGAACTGGTGATCCGCCCCGAGATGGGGCACAGGTGGCTCCGAGATGGAGCATTTGCATTCGCACGGAGGTAGCCGAGATGGCTGTGAAGATGCTCAACGACCGGTTCCGACGCTTCTCCCGCGACACGGGAGGGGACGGGGGCACCGGAGGTGGCGGAGGCGGTACGAGTCCCGGGACGGCCAACGGAGACGGCAAGGACGGCACCGGGAGCGATAACAAGCCGCCGGAGTGGAAGCCGCCCACGCAGGCCGAGTGGGAGGACCACCAGCGCAAGTTGCGGGAGGCCAACTCCGAGAGCGCGGCGCGGCGCAAGAAGATCGAGGAGCTGACCAGGCAGCAGGAGACCGAGGCGGACAAGAAGGTCCGCGAGGCGGTCGAGGCTGCGCGGGCCGAGTCCAAGCCCGCCGTGATCGCCGCGGTGGCCGAGGCTGCGCTGCTGCGCGCGGATGCCAAGGCTGAGCGGCTGGCCGGGCTGACCAAGCTGCTCGACCACAGCAAGATCGAGCTGGACGGCGGCAAGGTGACCGGCCTGGACGACGAGGTCAAGCGCGTCAAGGCCGAGTACCCCGAGCTGTTCAAATCCTCGCAGGAGGAAAAGCCGAAGCCGGGCAAGATCCCGGCCGGTGGCAAGGCTCCCGCCGAGGAGGCCCGCACGCCCGGCGAGATCATCGCCGCCTCCCGCAACCAGTAGCACCCCGCGCCGAGACGGCGCACCAGCCGCACCCGTGAGGGATGACGGCGTTTCTGTTGTCCCATAACGAAAGGAAGGGAGCAGCGTCATGGCTGCGTCCACGTTCACCGGTGCTGGCTGGATTCCGGTCGGCACCCACCCCGACGTTCTGCAGAAGATCCAGCAGTCCTCGTTCGTCGAGCGCTTCGGCAACAAGGTCCCGATGGCCACTCGCACCAAGCTGGTCCCGCGTTCCGGCGGTGTCGTGCTCGGCCGCGTGGCCAAGGGCGACCCGTTCGGCGAGTCCGGCGACGCCAACGACTCGGTAACCATGTACGTCGACAAGATCGGCGGCGTCGTGCGCATCGACGAGGAGGACGTGGAGGACTCTCTGGCCGATGTGATCGACACCAAGTCGGTCGACGCGGCGGACTCCTACGCCCGCCTGCTCGACAACTCGGCCATCGCCGTCACCGCGGCCAAGGGCACCCACGGCTGGCTGTACGACTCGCTGTACTACGTGCTCACCCAGAACGACACGGTGACCGGGTACACCGCGAACTCGAACATCACCAAATCGGCCACGGCGACCTACGACAACCTGTCGGCGACGCTGGGCAAGGTCGAGCAGGGCGACTTCTTCGACCCGGCCGACACCGTGATCGGTGCCCACCCGGCGTTCGCGCAGACCCTGCGCGGGATCAAGGGCACCGACGGCCGCCCGATCTTCAACGAGTCGACCGCCGGTGTTGCTGGCGGTGGCCAGGGCGGTGGCCTGTCGCTGTTCGGGCACCCGTTCAACTGGTCCATGGGCCTCAAGACCTCGGCGGCCGGGACCTCCGCGCCGATCGGGAACCCGCTGCTGGTGATCGGCAACCGTCGCTACCTGCAGCGCGGCGACCGCTCCGAACTGGAAGTCCAGTTCCAGGGGGCCGACGAGGGCGCAGGGTTCCTCACCGACCAGAACCTGCTGAAGTTCCGAGCGCGTAAGGGCGTGGTTTACGGCGCCCCGGGCGCGTTCGCGATCTTCGAACTGGGCTGATCCGCAACCGAGCGCCCTGCAAAGAGCGGGGCGCTCGGTTCTGGCCGGAAGGGGAGTGCGATGGCGGACACCTGGGCCACCGAAGCCGATGTGCTGGAACTGACCAACACCACCGTGGCCGCCTCGGGCATGGTGCAAGCACAGGCGACGATCGACCTGCACGCGGGCCGGATCTACGCCGACCGGGATCGGATCGGCGCGCGGGACCGGTACTGGCTGAAGCTGGCCACCGCCTACCAAGCCGCGTGGCTGGCCGCGCAGCCGGACGCCTTCGACCGCACCGAGATCACCTCGACGGGCGGCAGCAGCGACGGCGTGGACTTCGCCCCGGAGGCGCTGATCCTCGCCCCGTTCGCGGCCAAGGCGCTCGGTCGCGTGTCCTGGCGGAGGTCGCGGTCGCTGCGGGTTCGCCCGCCCGGCGGTTACGACCACGGCAGCGAGGACGACGAGCGGTTCCCCTGGGTGGAGGTGTAGCCGATGCGCGCGCTCGCGACCTGCCGTGCGTCGCTGTTCCGCGGCTACACCACCGACCCGCACACCGGCGACGAGATGCCCAGCACCGAGCCGGTTGGCACGCCGTTCCCCGCCGCGATCGACGAGCGTGAGTCGCGGGTGTGGGACTCCAGCACGCAGACACCTCGGGTGGTTCGGGTCATCCGCTGCACGGTGCCGTCCACGCTCGAAGTCGAGATCGGCGATCGGCTACGCGACGACACGAACGGCGAGACGTTCACGGTGCAGCTAGTTACCCGACCCCGAGCGCCCGCCGGCCACCGCCCGGAAACGGTGCTGGAGCTACGTCGCGTCGGCTGACGAGCGGGGTGCGTCCCAATGCGTCCCAATGCGTCCCAGGACGCGGTGCGGCATATGCGTCCCGCGTCCCGCGCTTATAGCGGAACGCGTGGACGCACTCCCGCCGGACTCGTTGGTGCGTCCCGGGGACGGGACGCACTCCGGATGCTCTCGGGCTGGCCTCTCAGGAAGGGGGTGCGCCGTGGCGCAGTACGTGCCTAACCCGCACTGGCGCGAGGGCATCGCGGCCGACGTGCGCGAGTGGTTCGGGGACCTGGTGGGCGAGGTCCGCGACGACGCCGTACGTGGTGTGCCCGTCGACACCGGGACCCTGCGGGACTCCGTGTACGCCACGGTCGACGGTGACGTGGGCCGGATCGGCACGGAGCTGAACTACGGGCTCTACGTCGAGGAGGGCCACCGAGTGGCCTACGTCGGGCCGGACGGGGAGACCGTCTACACCGGCGACGTGGTGCCCCCGCAGCCCTGGTTGCGTCCGGCGCTGTACCGGAATCGGGGGTGAGCATGGCCGTTCGCTACGCCACCGCCGAAGCGGTCGCGGTCGCCTGGGCGCTCGCTGCGCCGGACGTCACCGCGGACATGGCGGGGGAGACCCTGCCGCGCAACAACGCCTCCTGGTCGGCCTCCGGGTTCATCACCCCGACCATCGTCGGCGGCGACTCTGGGATGAACTACCGCACCCAGAGCCCGGTGGTCACCTTCCAGTGCTTCGCCAACACGCCGAACTCCGACGTGCCGCCGTGGAATAAGGCGCGCCAGCTCGCCGAGCGGCTGCGGGTGGCCACGTATCGGCGCGTGCCGATCCTGCTTGGCCTGCCCTACTCCGACGAGAAGGCGAAGGTCAACAGCGCGGTGGTGCGCGGCAACCCGCGCAAGACGTTCGGGGACTTCGGCGGCTACGCCGTCTACTCCACCGACATTCAGCTGTTCTGGGCGCCGATCGCCCAGTGACGCAAGGACTTCCGCCCGCGCGCGGAGGGATCAACGAACCGCGAATTCGGGATCGATCGATCCCAGCGCAAAGGAGAGTCACACCATGGCAACGACTTTCGAGCCCGGCAACGTCCTCATGGGACCGTGCGAGGTCTACTACGGCCTCCAGGGCCTGAACACCCTCGAACCCGCCAGCGGCGCGATCAACGAGGCCCCGGCCGCCTCGGCGTGGGATCACATGGGCGGCACCCTCGGCGACGTGACCCTGCTGGTGCAGCCGACGTTCACCCCGCTCACCATCGACCAGATCCCCGACGAGGCCGACCAGCAGATGACCGGCCGGGTCATCTCCCTGGCGATCCCGCTGGCCGAGGTCACGCTGAAGAACCTGGCGCGCGCGTCGATGGGCACCTACTCGGGCACCCCGGAGACCGGCGAGAACTTCAAGCTGACCAGCGGCCCGCAGGCGTTCCGGCAGCCCGCGGTCAAGCTGCTGATGGATGGGTTCGCACCGGACCCGTCCGGCCTGTTCCGGCGGCGTCGGCTGGTGCTGCGCAAGACCAAGAACACCGGCGGGCTGAGCCTGGTGTACGGCAAGGCCACGCAGCAGACCCTGGCGAACGTGTTCAACGTCTTCTACTTCAAGAAGGACATCGAGCCGCTGGAGGCGTGGGACGCCCCGCTCGCGGCCTGATCCCACCGGCTCCCGCCCGGTCACCGGCGCCTGGATCGCCGTGCTGATCGGGCGGGACCCGACTTTCCTATCTAGGAGGAAACCCATGGGCAGCAACAGAAACCGCAACCGCAAGCGGCGCACCGAGGCCGCGCAGCGTCCGCCCGAAGGCAAGACCGTGCGCAAGCTCGGGATCGTCCTCGACCGGCCAGACGCCGAACTGAACTTGGAGCGCGAGCCGCTGTTCACCGCTGGCGGTATCACCTACGACATCCCCGTCACCGCGCCCGCGGGCTGGCAGGCGATATTCGCGCTCGTGGTCAAGGACGAAGGCGTGGACGCTGCCGTGGCCTGGGCGATGAAGCGGATGCTCGGTGAGAAGGGTTTGGCCGCGCTGCGCGACTCGTTGATGTTCGACGAGGACCTGGTGCTCATTTCGGCCGAGGTCATCAAGCGCCTGCGCCCGGGAGTGGCGGCCGACCCAAAAGACCAGCCGTCGAAGCCTGGGCAGCAGTAGTGGCGGAAGTCGGCTGGATGGGCACCTTCTTCCCCGAGATCGCTTCGGACCTGTCTGTGTTCCATCGGCAGCACGATCTGACCGCCTGGGAGGCCGAGCGGTTCGGCGCCCTGGTCGACCGGCTCGCCCACTACGACGGCGCGGTTCGGGCGGCGCGCGCAGTCCAGCAGGCGCCCGCCGGCGCCCCGGTCACCGCTCCGGCGCCAAGACCAGTACCGCAGACCGTCCGGCCGGGCTACGCCTCGCCGGACCCCGAGAACGACCCGATGTTCGGCGCCGCTCCACACCTGGGGCAGAACGTGCCCGTCTTGAAGGTCAACCGGCTGTAGCTCGACTTCCCCGGAGGTGAGAACGTGGCCGACGGTGAAGACGTGAAGCTCGGCGGTGCGTACGTCGAGGTCCACCTGCGGGACAAGACGCAGCAGGACGAAGCCGCGATCCGGCGCAAGCTGGAGCAGGGCAAGCCGGTCGACTTCGACACCGCGCTGAAGAACCCGAAGAACGCCGCAGCGATCCGCAAGGCGGTCGAGTCCGGCCCGGCCGCGAAGATCGCGACCGAGATCGATGTTCAGCAGGCGATCCGGCTCGCCCAGGCGAAGCTGAACGAGCTGTCGGCCAAGAAGAACGCCATCACGCTGGCCTACGACGCCGACGTGCGCAAGGCCGAAGCGGCGATCGAGGCGCTGCGCAAGAAGGCGGCCGACAAGAAGGTCGATGTCGACGCCGACGTAGCGAAGTACCAGGCCAAGATCGAGCAGATTAAGGCCACGAAGGTTCGCACGGTCGCGGAGATCGAGGTCAACGAGAACAAGATCCGTGCCCAGATGCGCGCGCTCGGCGAGCAGGCTGGGAAGGCGCTCGGGGACGGTCTCGCGCAGGGCGTGAAGTCCAAGGCCAAGGATACCGACGACGCACTGTCCAGTGTGGCCAAACGCGCCAACGCGCAGTTCAAGGCGCTGGAGTTTGGCGCTTACTTCGCCGGGCTGCCGATTGCCGCGGCTGCGGCCGGAGCGTCGACCGCCGCCGCGCTGAGTGGCGTGCCGCTGCTGTTCGCCGCGATCGCCGTCGCCGCGTCGCAGAGCAACCCGAAGGTCGCGAAGTCGTTCGACGACTTGGCCTCGCACGTGGTGTCGAGCACCGAGGCGATGGCCAAGCCGCTGGAGGACGATCTTGTCGACATCGCCGACAAGGTGGGCGCCTCGTTCGATCGGATGGCACCCCAGATCGCGTACGCGATGGAGGCCGGGGTCGACGCGATCGACCCGCTGATCGACGGCGTGACCGGCTTCGCCGAGCGGGCCATGCCCGGCTTCGTCCGCGCGATCCAGAACAGCGACGCGCCGATGCGCGGCTGGGAGGCCCTGCTCAAGTCGGCGGGCTCCGGGCTGACCGACTTCCTCGACAACCTGTCCGAGGGAGCCGAGGGCTCCGAGGAGATCCTGAAGACTCTCGGCCACATGATCCAGGACTTCCTTGGCGGCACGGGGGAGATCTTCGGGAACCTGTCGGCCAACGGCGGTCCCGCGCTGGAGGACTTCCGGGCGGCCTTGCAGTCGGTCTACTCGCTGCTGGAAAGCGTCACCGACGAGGGCTCGGCGCTGTACAGCTTCTTCAGCGGCTTCTCCGGCGCGGTGACCACCGTGGCCGGGGCGTTCAAGGGGCTCAACGAGGTGCTGGGCGGCTCGCTGGGGCCGCTGGCGTCGATGCTCGGCGCCTACAAGGCGCTGAACATGCTGTCGTTCGGCAAGCTCGGCGACGCCATCGGCGGTATCGGGAAGAACGCCAAGTCCGCCAAGGGCGACGTGGAAGGGCTGGGCGGCGGGTTCGCCAGCACGGCCAAGGGCGCCGGTGCGATGGTCGCGTTCGCCGCGATCCTCGAAGGTGCCATGTTCTCCGTGCAGCGGCGCGCCAAGGAGGGCACCGCGCAGCTCGACGAGCATCGCGACGCCATCGACACGCTGACCGCGGCACTCCAGGCCAGCGGGGGTGTGTTCGACGACTACGCGGCCAGCCAGCTCCAGGCCACCGACCTGTGGAAACTGGCCGCTGGCAACGCCCGCGCGGTCGGCCTGGACGTGAACGCGATGACCGACGCGGTGGGGCGTGGCGGCCCGGCGTACGACTCGTTCCGGGACTCGGCGGTCGGGGCGTTCAAGAGCCTGGTCACCGAGTCGGGCCGTGCCGACGAGACCACCGAGAGCGTGTTCCGCAAGATCGAGGAGTTCGCCCAGCAGGGCGGCAGCGCCTCGCAGATGGTCGCCCAGATCGACGACATCGCCCGGTCCTGGCAGAAGTCGACCGGTGCGTCCGACGCCGAAACCGAGTCGTACAAGAACAAGCTGATCGCGGCGGCTAACCTGGTCGGTCAGTTGAACTCGATGAAGGGCGCGGTCGAGGAAGCCGCGGCAGCGTTCAAGAAGGACGAGGAGGCGCGGCGCAACGTCGACACCGCCTCGCAGAACGCGGCCCAGGCGACCAAGGAACTCGGTGCGGCCTACGAGGTCATCGCCGACCGCGCGGCGTCCGCAGAGGACAAGACGGCCGCGTTCCTGGACGTGCTGGAGAAGATCCAGGACGCGGACTTCTCGCAGGAAGCCTCGATCAAGGGCATGAACGACACCCTGCGGGAATTCGAAAAGGGAGTCGGCGGACTGTCGGACAAGCTGCTTGATGCCAACGGGAAGATCAACACCACCAGCGAGGTCGGGTCGAAGCTGTTCGACGTGGTGACCCAGCTCGGCGGCGGCTTCGCCAACGCCGGGATGTCGATCGACGACCTGGTGCAGGCCGGTGTCCCGCTCGGCGAGGCGTTGACGACGACGAACAACGAGCTGCTGACCGCGCGCGAGCGTTTCATCCAGATGGCCGACGCGCAGGGGCTTTCCCGGGAGGCGGCAGAGAAGCTGGCCGACCGGTACGGCCTGTCCACCGAGGCGCTGGGGCAGTACCTGCACAGCGTCGGCGAAGGCACCCTGGCCACCGAGGGCATCACCAAGCGGGTCGATGAACTGGGCAACGAGATCTACACCTTGCCGGACGGCAAAGAGATCACGTTCACGGCGGATACCGGCCAGGCCAAGGAAGCGCTCTACGGCTTCAAGAACGACCTGGAGCACCTGGAGTTCATCACCCAGATCACCGCCAACACCCACCAGGCGAGCCAGAAGTTCCAGGAATGGGGCTGGGGCGTCGAGAACTCGACGTCCACAGCGGACCTGGACGCCGACCCCGGCGGCGCTTTCGGTGCGCTCAAGGGCTGGCTGGGCGCCGGGAACTCGGCGGTGGCGATCGGTAGGCAGGACGCGAACAACGACGCGGCCCTGAAGTCGCTGGCCTACTGGTCGGCGGCGGTCCGAGCCACCACCGCGACCGGCAAGGTGAACGCGGACATCAGCTCGGCCATGAAGACCTGGGCTTGGTGGCAGCCCGCCTCCAAGGTCGCGAACATCTTCACCAAAATCTGGGGCGGCGCCGCGACCGGCGGCGAGGTCCGCGGGTACGCCGACGGCGGCCAGGTCCAGAACTTCGACGACGGCGGCCCCGTCGTCGGGCCGGGTACCGGCACGTCGGACTCCATCCCGGCGATGCTCTCCAACGGAGAGATCGTCATCAAGGAGAAGGAATCCCAGGAACACCGCGAAGGTCTGCTGGCCGTCAACGCCGGTGTCCCACCGGAACAGGCGTTCGGCCTGAACCTCGGCGACGGCAAAGGCGGCTCGGCAGCAGGCGGCACGGTCGTGCACTGGACAGGCGACGTGGTGATCGACGCGAAGTCCATTCAGGACATCAGTGACATCGCTGAGTTCTTCGACAAGGTGATTCCGGCCGCGCGGCAGGGATCGGGCTCGCTGGCGGGGGTGAAGTAGATGGCGGTGGTCACCAACGCGTACGTCAGCACGTCCACCGAGCTGGAGAGCACCGGGTCCGGCTTCTACAACGACGTTCGCAACGGAAGCGGCGCCGGTGTGACAACCAGCGCAACCGCGGACAACTTCCCGGATGTCGGACAATTCCGCTTCGGCGAATACGCCATCCGCGAGTCGGTGCAGCGGCATCCCTGCACCGCCGTGCCCGCCGGACAGCGCACGGTTTACGCCTCGCTGGACGCGCGCTGGGACCTCGCCAGCACCAGCCCGTTCACCCTGGAGTGGCGTGCGCACGCCCACAACGCGGCCTACGTGCCCGGCGGGAACCTGGCAGCCAAGCAGTTGCTAGCGCGGCTGCCGATCCCGGCCGGGGACAGCGGGAGTTACTTCCCGCGCCAGGTGGTGGGCAGCGAAGCACTGATCAATGCCGCACAGGCCAGCTCCGGCCTGATCGACACCATCGCGGTCTCGGCGGAAACCACCGAGAACCGGTTCCCCGGCGAGGGCGCCGGTACCCAGTACGACCGCATCCGGCTGTACAACTCCGACGCTCGGATGATCAACGGCACGCTGACCACGCACCTGCTCAACTACACCCGCAACGCGCAGGTACAGCTGAGCGACGGTACGGAGGTCTGGCTGGAGACCACCGGCACACCGACCGCGCCGGGAATCGCACTGCGGTACCGGACACGCACCGGCTCGCCGACCACGATCGCGACTATCCAGGTCGGCACCACCGCGGCGCAGTTCGCCATGCCGGTGGCCGCGCAGGCGCTCACGCTCGCGGTCGACCCATCGGACAACCTGTTTGTGGTCGGCCGCCAAGGCAGCGCGAGCAACAGCCTGGCGGTGCAGGCGTTCGCCAAAGGCTCCGGGCACACGTGGGTGGCCAAGGCGCTGCTGGCGGTGCCGCTGCTGGCCTACGACCTCGGCGGGATCAACAACGTAGCCGCGACCTGGCACCCGATGAACTCGGGCACGCTCGCGGTGGCGGTCGGTCACAACCAGGGGACCGAGTCCTACAACCAGCTGGTGCTGGTGGCGTTGAACTGCCGGGTCGCCCTCGGCCTGGTGGCCGGCGCGGTGCTTGGCGAGCAGGAGCCGTTCATCACCGATTCGGACGGGTCCGTCTCCGGACGGCAGCGCGGGCGGATCAACCCCACTGGCTCGAACCTCGGCATCGCGCGCCTGGGCGACACCACCGAAGGCGTCATCGTCACGTCGGTGGGGGATTCCACCGAGGCGTACCGGTACTCGATCTCTTCCAGCGGGCAGATCTCGGCGGTGGCTGCCCGCGCCGCGCTGTCGTTCACCGGCGGGGCGCGAACGCCGCAGGACCCCAACGCGAACGTGCGGGTAATCCCGGTCAGTAGCGGCCGGTTCATCGTCCAGGCGGGAACGTCCTGGGCTCTCTACGACTCCAGCGTCGCGCGGCTAGCCTCAGGTTCGCTGAGCGGGCTGGCTCCCGTCTGGTATTCGGCTCGAACCAACTCGCTGTACCACTACGGCGTGGACGCCAGCCGCAACCTGGTGCGCTACGGGTATGACATCGGCACCGGGGTGTCAAGCACGGTCACCGTGGCGGCCACGGTCACACCTTCGGGCTCGACCACCCTGGCGACATCAGTGGCCTCGGCCGCGCTGGACGACCGGTACGCGCTCGTGCGCATCGCCTACCTCGCGGGCGACGGCACCACGCACGGGCTGGTGTACACCGCGGATACGACACTGAACGTCGCGCCGAACAGCCCGATTCAGAGCGGCTCGCCGAGCACGGTCAACGCGGCCGTGGCGAACACGCTGTCCTGGGTGTTCTCGGACCCGAACACCGCCGACGTGCAGACCGCCTACCAACTCCAGGTGTCCAACGCCTCCACCGGCGTGAGCGCCTACGATACTGGCAAGGTCAGTTCGGTGACCGGCGCGCACAGCATCCCGGGCAGCACGCTGTCCAACGGGGTCGGCTACCAGTGGCGCGTCCGCAACTGGGACGTGGCCGACGCCGCCGGGGCTTGGTCGCCACAGCAGGCTCTCGCCACTACCTCGACCGGCGTGGTCGCGATCGTCGACCCCGCGAACGATTACCCGCCCGGACTGGTGTCCTCAACGCTGACCGTGGAGTGGTCGTTCTCATCCGGTTCCGGGGCCACGCAGGCGGAGTACCGGGTCGCGGTGGTGCGCACCGACACGAACACCACGGTCTATGACACGGGGTTCGTCGTCGGCTCGGGGGTCACCGAGCACACGATCACCGGGCTACTGTCCGATGTGGACCAGCGCATCGAAGTGACCGTCAAGGACACCAACGCGCAAACATCTGGTGTCGGCACGCGTCTGATCCGGCCGGTGTTCTCCTCCCCGAAGCCCCCAGCGGTCACGGTGTCGGCAGGGCAGGTGTGGGTGGACGTCGCCGTAACGAACCCGGCGAACGAGCCTGAGGAGTCGTTCCCGTCGGCGCAGCGCAACGACATCTACCGGCGCACGGCTGCGCTGGGGGCGCTTCCGGCCGGGCTGTACGAGCGCGTCGGTTCGTGCGGTCCGAACGAGACGTTCGCCGACTACACCGCCGGGTCCAACGTGCTCTACGAGTACTACGCGCTCGCGATTGGCGACCCGGGCGCCTCGGCGAGCGAACCTGCGCCCGGCTTGGTCTACCTCAACGGGGTCTGGTTGCACGACCCCGCCAACCCGGCGGGCACGAGCAGGCAGTTTCAGTACGACGGCGACAGCCGCCGGAACTTGCGCATCGGCCGCGCTAGGACCGAACTCCGGTTCGTCGGCAGGCGGCATCCGGTGTTCGATTTCGGCGACGAGGAGACCCACGTGCTTCAGGTAAAGGTGCTGATCCCGAGCGGCGAGGACACCTGGGCGGAGCAGGTACGCGCCGCCGAATCGCTGCCAGTGCGCGGGCAAGTCGTGCACTACCGGGACGTGCGCGGGCGGGCGCTCTACGCGGTGGTCACCGACTTCGACGAGACCGACGTAGCCGCGGGTACCGAGGTGGCCATCACCTTGACCCGCTCGGAGTTCCAGGGGGTGTAGCGATGCGACTGGACGCGCAGAACGGGTACGACCCGGCCGAGATCCGGCAGGTTCTCCAGGGCGTGCGCGGGCCGCGTGCCTGGTCGTTCCGCTACGACCTCTATAACGCTGACAGCGAATACGTCCGGCCGCTGACGAACGTGCTGTCTGGGTCGGTGACCTACGACTCGCTCGCCGACATCAAGCGAGCGGCGAAGTTCGAGGTGGTCGACGACGGGAGTGTGGACTTCGCCGGGGACCGGATCAAGCCGTTCGCCCGGCTGGACATGTCCGCGGTCACCGACACCCGGCCCTACGACGAGGTGTTCGGGTCGGTGGTGCCGGACCCACTCGGCCGCTGGCGGATGAACGAGACCACCGGAGCCACCGGCACGCCGAGCGCGGACCAGACCTGGGGAGCGATGGCAACCCGGAAGTGGGGAGAGCTGGGCACCTGGGGCGCCCCGGTCGTGGACTGGATGCTTGCCGGGGTCGAGGACTCCTCGGGCAACGGCAGGCACGGCGTGATGGGCCAGCTCGCCACCGCCGCCCGGCCGCCACTGTTCGCGGGGAGCGTTCGCGCGCTCGGCACAGCGAGCGGAAGCCCGCGCGGCAAGGGGTCCGTCTCGGTTGCTGGCGCGACTTGGCTCACCGGGCACACCGAATTGTCATTCGGCGGCTGGGCTCGGGCAGACGGCTCACCCGCCGGCCAGGGCCTGCTCGCCCTGTCGCAGTCGGTCGGCTCGGCCAGCATTGCACTGGTCTACATGGGCTCGGTGCTGACTGCTTACCTGTACGTCTTCCCGCAACCCGGCTCACCCGGCACGCTGCTATCGGCGCAGGTGTCCGGTCCTGCGGTGACGATGGCCGACCCGACTCACGTCGTGGTCACCTGGCGCTCCGGCGCAGGGCTGCGCATCTACATCAATGGCGAGGATCGCACCGGCGCGGTCACCAACGCAACTGCGATCGGCCAGACCTACGCCGCCTCGTCGACGTTGTACCTCGGTGAGCACTACAACGACAGCGCGGGATGGAACGGCGACCTTGACGACTGGTTCGTCACCGCGCGGAGGTTGGCAGCTGACGACGTGCGCATGCTCTACCGTGCGGGCGCTCGCTCCGACGACTTCCGCAGTGGCTTCGTCGAATGGCCACAAGGACTGTTCGTGCTGTCCAGCCCAGAACGCGAAGCGGGGGACACCGGCGTAGTCACTCGCGACATCAACGCCTACGACCAGCTCGTGGTGCTGCGCGCGGACAAAGTGCCCGAGCCGTACTACGTGGGGGCGGGCGAGAAGTACACCGACGCGGTGGCAGAGCTGCTGTCCGGCGTGGACGGCATCGCCCGGTACTCGGTGGTGCCGAACGCGGCGACTCTTCCGGTGTCGAAGATGTGGGACACCGGGACGACGCGGCTGCAGATCGCCAACGACCTGCTCGGCGCGATCAATTACGAGGGGCTGCACTTCGACGAGGACGGCACCGCGGTCGCCCGGCCGTACCAGTCGCTCGCCGAGCGGGCACCCGGCTACGTCTACGACGACAGCGAGGTCTCGGTGCTGCTGCCGGGAATGACCCAGACCCTGGACACCTTCGACCAGCCCAACAAGTGGGTGCTGACCGTCAGCGACCCAGACCGGCCAGTGCTGCGAGCCGAAGCGACCAACAGCAATCCGAACTCCCCGGTGTCCACGGTGGCACGCGGCCGAACCATCGTCGAGGTTCGCGACGAGCAAGACGCGGTGGACCAGGCGGCGCTACAAGCCAAAGTGGACCGGCTCGCGCAGGAATCGAGCATGGTGTTCGAGCAGGTCGAGTTCTCCACCGGTCTGATGCCGGTGCACCAGCACGCCGACACCTACCGGATCGCGTACTCCGCGCTCGGAATCGGCGACAAGTACTCGGAATACCGCTGGTCCTACGAGCTGCGCCAAGGCGCTCGGATGCGTCACACCGCACGGAAGGTGGTGAACCTGTCGTGATTCCCGACCCCCGAACCTTCCTCGACGAGGTGGCGGCGTACATCAAGGCGCAGCTGGCATCGGCCGCTGACCGCGCGCCCCGGTTGGCCACGGTCAACCCGGCGCACCCGGCGGCCCCTCCGTCGACCAAGCCGCGGGTGACCTTCGACGGAGACACCGCGCTGGGCGAGAAGTCCTTGCCCTACCTGGCCAGCTACACCCCGACCGCCAGCGATCGCGTGTTGGTGCTGCCCGTCGGCAACACCTACGTGATCGTCGGCAAGGTCCAGAACTCCTAGGAGGCCCGCCATGGCAACGACTTCCGCCCGCCTGGGCCTGCGCAAGCCCGCCGACGCCGATGACGCGGACGTGGACCTGGACATCAACCCGCTCGTCCAGCACATCGACGACAACGTGCCGAGCAAGGCGGCGGCTCTGGTCGCGGGCGCCACCGGCTCGGCTGCCGCGCTGCGCACCGACACCACGAGCACGCTGGCGGGCAACCGCGCGCAGAGCTACCGCAAACAGGGCGAGACCAACGACGCGCACTCCGTCGACTTCGACGGCAAGCACCAGTGGGGGTCTGGCGGGAACACCGCGCTGGACACCAACCTCTACCGCGCCGCCGCGGATAAGCTGAAGACCGACGACGCGTTCGAGGTGGCCGGAGCGCTGACCGCGCTGAGCAACCTGACCGTGAGCGGCACCGGCTCGAACCTGTCGGTGGGCGGGTCGGGCTCGGTGGCCGGAGCCCTGGCCGTCGGCGGCGCTATCACCGGCCCCGGCGTCAAGCCCAAGATCTACACGGGCACCTGGCTGGGCGCTGGCGGCGCGAACGTCACCATGGGCACCGGCGGCACGTACGTCTCGATTTACTCGGTGAGCATCCCGAGCCCTGGCTACGCCTACTGCCTGAAGCTGAATGCCGGGTTCCCGGTGAGCTTCGGCGGCTCGTCCGCTCGCTATGGCTACATCACGTTCGTGGTGGGCAGCGAGACCGGAACGGCGCTGTACACCTTCGATGTCGGGTACCAGACCGAGTCGTGGACCGCATTCCAGATCCCTTCGGTCACTGACCTCACCTCGCGCACCGGCGCCACCACGGTCTGGGTGCGCGGCACCTCGAACGTGGGCAGCACCGCCGCGGTCAACATCCGGAACTGGTGCCAGGTCGAGGTCCTGCCCGCTCCGTAGTCCGAAAAGGATAGACATGGTTATTCGAATCCGAAGCGGGCGGCACCCGCACGAGGTGGCGCTTCTACTGGCCGCCTTCATCATGGGGGTGACTGGAACGTTCACCTTCCAAGTGGTTGCCAGCACCACGGTCCGCGCGCTGCCCGAGCCGTTCGGCCACGTGCTTTACGCCTCGCTCGCGGTCGGCTCGGTGATCAGCCTCGCCGGGGTGTTCTGGCCTGGCGTCACCGGTGCGCTTGTCGAGCGGGCCGGACTGATCGGACTAATCGGCCTGAGCTTCTGCTACGCCGGGATGATCCTGGTGGTGAACGGCTGGCGGGGCACTGCCTTCACCGTGTTCCTGACGGCGTTCGGGCTGGCGAACCTGTTCCGCGCCTTCCAGATCAGCCGGGAGATCAAGGAGCTGACCGCCGCGAGAGCCTTCCTGAACGGAGGCGATGCCGAATGATCCCGCAGTGGGTAAGTCTCTTGGTAGGCGCCGGCGGGCTGGTGGCCGGGGTGGTTGCGCTGGTGATGATCCCGGCACAGCGGCGCAAGCTGGCCGCCGAGTCCGAGCAGTCCAAGGCCGATGCCGCTTCGGTCCTGTCCAGCGCCTCGGTCGCGCTGCTGGCCCCGATGAAGGCCCAGCTCGACGAGGTGAACGCGAAGCTCGCGCAGGCCAACGCCCGCGTGTCCGAACTGGAAACCGGCCTGCAGCTCGCACAAACCGAGGTGAGCGACCTGCGCGGCCAGGTCGAACACCTGACCAAGGACCTACAGGCGAAACAAGCCGAGATCGATGGAATGAGGGGCGAGCACTGATGGGTCAGAGCGGCGGTTCTACTTCTTGACCAGCACGGCCACCAAAACGCCCGCAAGGGCGATGCAGGCCGCGATTGCTGCAATGGCGATAGTCTGCCAGTGCCTGTTCGCGAGTGTCCTGTTCTTGCGGAATTCGTCGAGGGTCGTAGGCACGACGACCGTCGGCATAGGCATCTGTGAATAGCCGTAGGCGATCATTCCGCCTGAAACCCCAAACATGACGGCGAATACCCACGGTGCGGCCTGAGCGTCAGACGGCAGCCATTCGAGGGTGGTTCCCGTAAATCCGGCAACGACGGAAATACCGGCGATGAGCAGACCCCAGTATTTGGCCCACCAGCGCCTGGACTTGCCTAAGCTCGACTGTCGCGTCCTCGCCCAACTCTCGTGTACCGCGTAAACCAGATTCCCCTGCCCGACAGCACGGGCGCCTTGCTTCGATAAGGTGATTTCAACACCCGCCGTCTTGACGGTAATATGCAGCAGTTCGCTGTCTGAAAGTTCCCGGAGGTCGTCTGGGGTGTCGATCGTTCCGCCAGAGAACTCAATCACAGGCGCCTCGCCCATCTCGGTGAGAAGGTCGCGTAACGCGCGGAGGTCGTCGATAGTGACAAGCAAGGGACCGAGGTAGCGGCTGGGCGGGCGCGACTCTGGACGCTCCGCACCTCGCCTGTGGACTGCCATGGCGCGGGATCATACCTACGACCGCAACGAAAGCCCCCGTACTGCCGGTTCGCCGGGTCGGTGCGGGGGCTTCGCCGTGCCCGGATGCGCACCGGGGGGCAGCCTGGGTGTCGTAGCAGGCTGCCCCCGGCCGACCCCCGGCCGCGCTACGGGATAGACGCGCGTTCTCGGGGACCGCTGCCGGTGCCCGGTGAGGCCCGGCAGGCGGGACCGTTGGTGCGGACCCAACCGATGCCCCAGTCGAGGGGGAGGTGCCAGAACACCGGTCGGTCCGCGAGTCCGGGACGCCTGCACGAGGGGGTTGCGCAGGCACACCGGACCGTCTTTGGGCTAGATGCGCTGCATCTTCAGCAGCCGCCGCCGTAACCAGTCCGGCTTCACCCCGCACAGCTCGGCCGCCACGGCGATGGCCTCCGGGGTGAGCCGGATCAGGTCACGCCCGTAGCCGCGTGCCCACGCGGCGAGCGGCTGAAGCTTCGGATCCTCGGCCAGCACCAGGCGTGGAGCATGGATCACCTGAGCCGGGCCGTCGTCCGTCGGGATCACCGCCGCGACTGGGCGGCCGACCACCCGGCAGAAGTCCACCAGCCGAAATGTCGGTGTGGAGCGTTCACCCGCTTCCCAGCTACGGACGGTGGGTTCCTTCACCGGCGGCAACATCCGCTCGCCGACCTGCTCGCGGGTCAGCATGGCCTCGGCCCGCGCGATCCGCATGTTCTTGCCGAGTCTGACTTGGAACGTCCGGTCGAAGGTCATGAGCCCTCGCCCTCCCGCGCCGGAGGCTGTTCCTCTGCTGCTGCCTCGCGCGCCTCCCGCTCGGCCTGGAGCCGCCGAGCCGTGCGCCCCAACTCGGCCGAGTACGCCTCGTCCGAGAGCCGGGCGCCTCGCGCCGCCGCGTCGCCGATACCCGAGCTGCCGCCCCTCACCGGGCGCCGTCCTCGTCCTCGGTGGGCCAGTCCGGGCCGCACTCGCCCCGGCACTGCCGCTGATGCATCAGTACGTCGAAAATCGACCGCGCCCTTCGGCGGCATCGGCCGCACGACCACCACCAGCGCAACGCGGCTGCCGCGCTCTCGGGTTCCTCCCAACGCGGCACCGGTAGCTCACCGACCGTCGGCAGCTCGCCGGACGTGGGCAGCAGCGGCTCGATCTCGCCGAATTTCAGCCTCGCGCTCATCGTCGCGCCCCTCCCACTGCGAGGGCTCGCGGTTGGTCGCTCTCAGTCACCAATCCAGCATCGGCTAGCGATACTGCCTGGTGGAAGGGGTAGAGCTGTGCGCACAGCTATGCGCACAACGCTCGCAAACGCGCCTCGACGCGCGCGCTGTCCGCGCCGGGGGTGGCCGCAAGCAGGCGCCGTGCCTCATCCAGTTCGCCGGATTTCGCCAGTGCCTCGGCCAGGTAGGTGGTGTACAGCCCGCGTTCCCGGACCAGCGACGGGTCGTACCGGTCGATCGCGGTGGTGAGCAGGTCGATCGCTGCGGCGGGGCGGTCGAGTTCAACCATGCATCGGCCGCGCATCACCGTGATCTCGTCCTCGTTGAGCCAGTACGCCCACTGCGGTGCGGGCTCGTCGGCAGTGGCGTAGATCTCGTCCACCGCGTCGAGTACTCGTGCGGCCGAGCTGGCGTCACCGATGCGCGCATGCGCCCACGCGAGACGTTCGAGCAGCAGCGCCTGCCCGACACCAGTGGCACGGTCCGCGACGGACGAGGCTAATAGCACCGCCTCAGCGCGGTCGGTCATCGAGTCCGAGTTCGCCAGCTGGTAGGCCAGGCTGGAGAGCGCGGAGGCTGCGAGGTCGGGGCGTTCGGCCTGGTCGGCTGCCTGTGCCGCGGTGAGGTAGTGCCCAGCCGCCGCGTCCTGCTTGCCCGCATCCGAGGCGACCCAGCCGCCGACCTGGCCGAGTTCGGCGAGGTTCGGCAGGGCGCGGGCGTTGCTCGTGGCTGCTCGGCTGGCCGCCGCCAACGCTCGGCGAACGACGGGGTACAGCTCACGACCACCGACGAAATCGTCCAGCTGCTGGAACTGCCGAGTCTGCTCGGCGATCACCGCACCTAGGTCGGAGGCGGTCGCGTAGACAAGATCGATTCCACTGGGAGTCGGCAGTGCAGCCGCCGGCCGAGCGGCGGCTGCACGAACTAGGTCGCCCTCCGCCCCGAGCAGCGCGTCCAGGCGCTCGACCACTGTCGGATCCGGGTCCTGCCGGTCGGCCTCGTAGCGGCTGATGTTGGACGGGGAGACCGGGACAGCGCGAGCGAGGGCGGACTGCGAGGCAAATCCCGCCACTTCCCGTAGGCGCTTCAGCATCGCGCCAAAGGTCTCCGCCAACCCGGTCCCCAT